ATGAGAAGGAAGCCCGGACTTCCCAAGCTCAACTTCCGGGATCAGGTCGGGCTGTTCCTCGGGAACCGGGAGCAGGATTGGCCAACACTCCGCTGGATGGTGGGAGCAATCGGTGGGAATTTGTTCGATGTGGTGGAGATACTGATCTGGCGGTTGCACGATCAGGGCACACAGGAAAAAGGAGGCTCAAATGTTTAATGCGGAAAGGGAAGTGCTGCGCGGGATGGTCAGGGGGAGTGGAGCAGCGGGATGGGAAGTCGAGAGTTTTCTGGATGAAGTGAGCGAGTATTCTGTCGGAGGGGAAGATCCGGAAGAAACGCTCGGGGCAGAGCGGCCACTTCCGAGAACCGATTTCACAACCGCCCGCGAGTGGAGGAAGCGCCATGTATACTGAGAGCTACAAGATCCTCCCCGTCTTGATGCGAAGGGATGGGATGAGCCGGGCAGAGGCGCAAGAACTGATCGCAGAGGCGAAGGAACGAGTAATGGCTGGCGAAGACCCCGAGGAAGTTCTGGCGGAAGAGTTCGGACTAGAGCCGGATTATATTTTTGACCTGCTGTACTGAAGAAAGGAAGAAAGATGGACATTATGGTTACGGAAGAGCAAATCCTCCGACTCGCCCCGAATGTGCGGTCAGCATATATCGAGGCCTTCAAGTTCAGCTGGAAAGAAACCGTACACCAGTATGAGATTGATACTCCCCTTCGGGTGGCACATTTCATGGCTCAGATACTGCACGAGTCGAGCGGATTTTCCGTGCTTTATGAGAATCTCAATTACAGTGCGAAACGCTTGGCGGTCGTCTGGCCGAGTCGGTTTCTTCCGAAAGGAAAGCTCGACCCGGAAAAATTCGCGTATAATCCGGAAGCACTCGCAAATGTGGTGTATGGAGGGCGAATGGGGAACACAGAGCCAGGGGATGGGTGGAAGTACCGAGGAAGGGGATTGATCCAACTGACCGGAAAAGCAAATTACCAGCGACTCTCGGACCTGCTGAAAGCGACGGGGCAATACATCAGCTCGGACTTGGTGGCGTTTCCCGAGCTGGTGGTCAGCCCGATGCGATGTCTGGCTGTAGCAGCAGTTTTCTGGAAAGAGGCGGGGTGCAATGAAGCGGCGGATCAGGACGACATCCTCCGCGTGACAAGAAAGATCAACGGCGGGCTGGTCGGGCTGCGGGAACGGCAGAGCTGGCTCGTCCGGACGAAGCAGATCTGGTCGTAGGACTGGTCAAGGAGATTCGAGAGAGTCTTCTTGCACGGCTATATGGTCGGTTGATAGGAGAAGGAAGATGACGAACTTGCTAAGCGAAACTTGGGGTATTATGAAGAAGCACGGAAAGAAACCAGAAGATATAATCTTCATCGGATCAGAAAATTCTGGGCATTCCTGCTCGTGGAGAGAGTTTGAGCGGCTGGCAGATCGAGAATACAATGCAGGGTACGGAAGCACGCAAGTAGCTACAGACCTGATTATCATTTTCAAGGATAATAGCAGAATGAATCGCGCAGAATATGATGGATGCGAATGGTGGAATTTTCAAGAGCCGTTCAAAATGCCGCTCGAACAGAAGCCTATTTCAAACCTGTTCGTAGGTCTTTGGAAATCGCTGGCGGAATGCCAGGAAAAGGAGAAGGAAAATGCGTAAATTTACCAAGCGAGAACTCCATGCTGCAGCGGAAGAGGGAGAAGGCTTCTGCCGCCGGTGTGGAAGTCAAGGGCCAATCGAGCAGGCAGATGATGATCGGATAGGTCTCTTCGCCCCATGCGAATACTGCGGGGCGCTCGGAATGATGCCAGCGGAAGGGATGCTGGCCGTGCTGGAATTGATCGAGCTGGAGGATGAGTGATGAGGCAGCTAGGGAAGGCTTTCAACCTGATCGGTTCGCTTGATCCGGGCTACTGCTTGGCCGCGATGCAAGCAAGCTTTCGTGGGGAAGCGGGAAAGGTGGAGCATACGGAGCAATTCCTCGACGATTTCTTCAACGCTTTCGACGGATGTTTCTTTGAATAGAGAGGCTCAAGATGACGATCAAGAATATTCCCGGCTCACTTCGAGTGGGGCAGATTGAGGGAACGGATAGGACAAGGCCGGTTGTGCTGGCTTACGGGAGGTCGAGGGCAGGGGAGCGAGATGAAACTTGGGGCGGGCAAGAAATTGTAACTCCGATCATCGCTTCCCACTTCGCTCAGCGGTACGTCCAGCTTCTCGGCGGGAAGAAAGAACTCCCTTCCGTCATTCTGAACGATATGACTTCGTTCTTTCAGTGGGAAGTCAGGTTGGGTGAATTTACCTACTTCCTCTCGATCGCTTGGGAGAAGGAGAACGAGCGACTCCACACACAGCTTACACCACGAGCGGAGCTGTATTTCCGTGGAAGGCCGGGAAGATGGAGTGAACTCCGTGGATAATTTCATTCAGACACTTGGTTACGTTGGCCTTCTCATAGCAATCTGGTTCTTGATCGACGGCGGGCGGGACAGATAAAATGGCATATATGAGCACCTCTCCTATTAGATTATCTCCAGAACCAAGTGAGAAAATGTCGCCTCGACAAGCGGTATATTCGACTCTTCCCGATGTTGATGCCGGTATGCAAGATATTTTAATTATTGGATACGACGTGAATGGAGATCTTTATATTCGATCAAGTCAATTAACTAGAGCAGAAGCACATTTCATGGCTTATCAAGCAATGCAATGGGCAAGCGAATCTAAATGAGCATATTTATGGGGATAGACAGCCGCCCGCCAACTATTTTCAACCGCGAGGAAAAACTTCCTTGACCCCGCACGAAAAAAATGAGATGATGCAATTTCCGTAGGGAATGTTGCAAAGATCTGGAGTAAGGGCAATCGCCATCAAAGGATGCTCACGAGTAAAAAGGAGTCTCAAATGAGTGAAGTAGCTACCAGCACCAAGCGCGCCCCGACTGAAGTCGAACAAGTCACGATGGAAGACGGGCGAACGGTTGGCTTCGCTGGCAAGAAAAGGCTGTTGAAGGAAGTCATCATCGACGGCAAGGTAGTTCAAGTCCGCTTCGACTTCCGCAACGGGCAGACCAGGACTTTTACCCTCTCCAACGCCAACCTGTACCAGCTCGCCGGCCACGGCGCAAGCCAGAAAATCGGCGACGAAACGGCGGGCGAGGAAGACCTGGACGATATGGTCATCGCAGTTGATGACATGATCGCTCGGCTGGAGCGGGGAGAATGGACTGCGACCCGCGCAACGGGCGACGGCTTCTCCGGCGCGTCCGTGGTCATCAAGGCCATCTGCGAGGTCACCGGGAAGTCGGTCCAGTACGTCAAGGACTTCCTGCAAAGCAAGCTCGATGCGGCGAAAGCGAAGGGCGAGAAGCTCTCGCGGGCGGAGCTGTATGCTTCCTTCCGCAACCCGACGACCAAGACGGGGGCAGTCATCGCCCGCCTGGAAGCCGACAAGAAGTCCAAGGTTCAGAAGGTCGACGCGAACGACCTGATGGCCGAACTCGAAGGTTAATCAAGCCGGCTGAGTCGAGAGGGGAGTCAAAAGCTGCCCTCTCCGCTAAGCTGGTTGGAGGCCCGCCCGGTAAGCCTGGTTGGCGTCCAACGAGTCAGGAGCAGTGTCCCCCCACTGTCTCCGAGTTCCACGGGACTTGAGCCTCCGACGTGGAGCGGGAAGGGGGGAGGAGAGAACCTCTTCCCCCAATCTTCTTTCAGGAGGCTTGATGAAGAGGCTCACTCTTATGGATTTGGTTTATCCGCAGTTGTTTTACGAAACAATCATTTTACTTCGTCTAACTTTTTTACAGGAACACAATCATGAAAAAGATTTTTATCGCAATCGCAGTATCCGCACTCTTCGCCGGGCAGGTCAGCGCGACCGAGCACAAGCCGCCGAAGGAGCAGGAAAAGGGGAACACGATTGCTGCTGCAGCCAGCTCCTCCACCGCAATCGCTGGGGCAGCGGCTGTCGCAAGCGGTGGGAAAGCTTCGGCGAGTGCGAAAGGTGGGACAGGCGGAGCGGGTGGTAAGGGAGGCAAGGGCGGGGCTGGCGGTCAAGGTGGCAATGCCAGCGCCAACAACTCTGGACAGCAAGTGAGTTTCGCCGGCTCCGACATGGGCAAGCTGGCTCCTGACGTCTCTCCCCCGAGTATGCCATCTGTCACTCCCTGCACGACCGGAATGTCGGGAGGGATCTCCATCGGCGGCGTGGGAGTCAGCGGCGGAGGGTATTCCTACGACGACCTCTGCGGTTGGGAGCGTCAGCACGCTGTGGCAATCGCAACAGGCGATCTGGCTACTGCGGCCGACATCAAGCACGGCATGACCATGCTGCGCTGCCAGCGGATGAGTCCGGACGATCGGAAATTCTTCAAGGCGTGCGAGGCACTTCCGAAAGAAAAGGAAGGCCAGGCTCCGAACCCGGCATTCCAGTCGAACTAAGATCAATGGGAGTGAAGCGGGAACGGAACGAAGGCCGTGTCGAGCGTAATCACCCGCTGTGAGTTGAGACACAGCCACCTCCACCAGTCCCTCAACCGGGCAGTCCGGGCAGCCATGGAGGATAAAACTTGCTGCGGGAAAACCGGACTGCCCACTTTTTGGAGAAACTAAAATGATATCTGAAGAACGCTTAAAAGAAATAGCTACAGGACCGCGCAATGCTTTTATATTGAAGGTAGAAGCAGAAAAACTGGTCTTTGCCTATCAACAACTTGTCGAGCGCAATAAGCAAATCATGCTTCTACGAGATGCGATTCTTGCTGTTTGCTGTGATCCAGAAGGAAAGGTCTGTATTAGAGGCTCAGATGGTGATAGAGCAGTTCTTCAAGAAGCACTTGACGCCACAGAAAATAAACAATAAGCGAACAGAAAGAACTCCCATGCACACAATTCAGCTAGAAATTAACTGCCACAAGAAAACCTGCGGATTCTGTGAATACAAGACGATGCATCATACAGGACTGGCGGGCGAATTCCATCTCCGGTGTGACATCTTCCCTCTTCACACAGGCGAATGGGGATCACACAGCATGGATCGAGCGGCTGAATGCTTGGAAGCCGAAAAGAACGCAAGAAAGTGAGGCTCAGAAATGCCCGGACATACAATGACTTGGAGATGCTGCCGCTGTGGAAAAACCTATGGCACGATGGCAGGGAGTAAGTTCCTCCTCTGGCGGGGAGAGAAGAGAAGGTTTTGTGCGACTTGCGTGAAGGAGGTTGGAAAATGAACAACCGACAATTTGCAACAGCTCATGACCGCCTGCTTGAACCGCCGGAGGAAGACCTCGACGGGGAAGAGGATGAGCTGGAAGAGACAGTCGCCCAGAGGAAGGAAGACTGGGAAGCAGAAACATACCGGCAACGTCGGGAGGATCAGGAATGAGAGTATTCAAAGAACTCGAACTGAATAAGCAAATCATCGAGCTTTCGAAGGAACTCGAAGATGCGCGGATGCAACTTGTTGCTTGCAGTGTCGTCGCTGGTGCGAACACCAGAGAGTCCGCAGCGAATGTAAGGCCGATGCACCCTGACTATATGTGTCCGGCTGTCAAAGATGTAATCCGGGCGGTCGACAGGGAAATTGATCTGCGCGAACAGCTTGCAGACGCAAACAGGAGAATCGAGTATCTTGAGCTTTGTGATTCTGAGGCCAGTCAGCAACTTTCTCGCGCCCAGTCGAACTGCGACAACAAAGACGTGCAGATTGAAGACATGAAGCGGCAGCTTGCCGCCAAGGATTGCGTTCTGCGCGAGATCGCAAAAGAATGGGCTGGCTATGAGTGTTAGGAGCCTTTCTATGCACAGGAAGCTTATGCAATCGGCCTTGCAAAACGGATGTACCAACTTGCTGTGGATGGATTGAAATGACCAGTGGATTAAAAAAGGCTGATGCAGAAGAAACACCAGATATCAACTATGAACTGAAAATGGTTCTGATTGATCGTGTAGAACTAAGAAAACTGCGCCAGCAGCTTGCCGCATTCAAAGCGCAGAAACCCACCGCATGGCTATACGAAGATCTTAGCGGCAACAAGCGCCGTGCACTCTATGAATGGCCTGAGTCCGTCGAAAAGGAGAAGGAAGATGTTTGATGTAGTGCATTTGCTGGCAACGATTGACTCAGGAGATCACAATGACCAATGAAGTAAAACCGGAGCGGAAGCGCGTCACAACTGACAGCCTCAATGGCCGCGAGGCTGTTTTCGGCTTTGCCGCGTGGCTCACCACCCGTAGTAAGCCGGTGACATTTTCGGCCCGTCACGATGCATCGGAAGCCGCCAGATTAGCTGCTGAATTTTGCGACCACAACAATCTGGCAGATGTCACTGAAAATTGGCCTAACAACATGATGAACCACCCGGAGGATTGAAATGAACGAAGTCAAACCGGCGCGTCAGCGTATCTCTAGCCCCGACCAACCCGAATCTCCTCCCTTCCAATACAACATCCGCTTGGAAATTCTCGCAGAACAGATTCGAGCGGGTAAGTCAGTCTCGATGAAGGACACGCTGGAAGTAGATTATTATCTGGAGCAAAAACAAAAGGCGCTGGCGGCTACTAAACCCGGACAGTGGTTTGCGAAGTTTATCAGGGATAATTCTACTCTCTACTTCGGCCAGACCAAGGGCGAACTCGCACTAGAAATTATCGCCTGGATCTGTGCGCTCGGAATTCTCGGGCTTGTTTTGTGGGGGCTGGTTACATGACCACGAATCAAGAACTGCTGGAACTGGCTGCAAAAGCCGCGAACCTGCCTAACTGGTATTCTAAAAATGGCGTGATTTACTACAGCTACAACCCGGACGCAGGGTACGTGGTATGGTACCCACTCACAGACGACGGAGACGCACTGCGGCTGGCGGTTAAACTCGGTATGTGCGTGACTGTGTTCAAAGCCAGCAGACCGCTTGGAGCGATGGCTAACACGCACTTCGAGGAATTCAACGGCAGCGATCATTATACAGCAACACGTCGCGCTATCGTCAGGGCAGCGGCAGAAATCGGCAGAGAAATGAAATAAAATAGTTTCATCCCTTGCTGGACGAACACGTTATGTTATGGTAACATGTTCATATTCGGTCAATTCCGACCGACTTTTTTCTGGAGGCTCAAATGAATCCACTGACTGCATCCCCCGCTCCGAACAGGTTTCACTATAACACGGAAGGCTACGAGCTTGACCTTCCGAAAGGGAAGACGGAGCTTCGGTTCCTCTACGCCACCAAGCCTTGGGAGAAGGCAGATGCCCTCCGCTACATCGCTGCCGGCGGCCGGTTCAATCTCGCTACCACTGAATTCGACTGCGAAGAGACGAAGCGCCTAGCCACCCGCGCGCAACTTGTTCGGGATGTTATCTTGACTGGTGCTCTCGATGCAGCATAACCAAGAAAAAATAGCGGACATTCATATCCTAACTCCAGATATTAAATCCCAATTCTTAGCAGAGTGTATTGAATTTCTGCCAACCGCTCAAATAAATTTGTCTGTTCTTGCCGCTACCGAAAGAACACTTGGAGAGAGTAGAAAATATGGCTATTCCGTTGGAAATCTTTCCGCTGTAGCGTATGCCGACTACGATGATATTTATGATTCTGCGGTAATAATATCTGCTATTCATACACTACAGAAGACTCCGGAAGCAAGTATGGTTTATACGAACGAAGAAAAATTGCCGCGTGAGCGAACCTTATATGATGCCCAAAAACCATATTCTCTAGAGCAACATAAACGCCACCCTGCACACGTGCACGGATTTAAAGTTTATCGTCGCTCGGTAGTTGAGTCGGCTCCAAAAATAATTTGGACATTTGAACTAACTGATTGGGCGCTGACTTTGTGGGCAGGAACACAAGGAACAATTATCAAATTACCTTCTATTGGACGTTCTTGGAGAATTCACAAAAATCAGTATAGTAAACGCATTACATTTGTTGAGATAAAAGAAGTTCAAAACTGGTTCGCTAATTTATCAGGAGGTTCTATTAACCATGCCGCGTAAGCCAGCTGTTACTCCAAACAAGCATCTGCATACAACGATCCCGGCTGATCTTGCCGCCCGCCTCGACCTGCTCCTATGGTCCGAGCTTGAGAATCGGGTTCCGCAGGGAGCTTACCAAGAATTCATCTGCAATGCGATCAGGGATTTCTTCAACAAACGCACAATCGACCTAGCTCCATATCTTCCAGATACCGTACCGGGGCAGCACATGATAACAGGTACTCCAAGCACTCTTCGTCTTCTTCTCACCATACTCAATCAAGGATCTACAGCATGAAAACCTTTTCGCAAACTGTTACACTGGACTTCGGGGTTCTCGGAGAACAGGATGTGGAAGTGAGTTACGCCTACAGTCCCGGCAGGCCCGGCAGAATGTACATGCCGAATGGTGATCCAGGTTATCCTGATGAGCCGGCGGAGGTAGAAATTCTGAGCGTTCCTCTCTTCAGTATGGACACCCTCCCACATCTCTCCGAACCCGCTTTCGACTCCCTTCTCGACACCATCATAAACAACCACTCCGAAGGAGAATAACCATGGCATCTACTGAACTCAACATGAAAATCGCCGCCTGGAGGCAAGCCGCTCTGGATGGAACGCTAACCGTCGCTGATCTCACGGAAGCGATTGAAGCCCTCCGAGGCGACCGGAAGAGCGCGGCTGTTGCAAGCGACACTTCCCGCCGTGCGAAGGCAGTGAAGGCTATCCCATCGGCGGATGATCTGCTGGCGGAACTCGAAGGACTTTGATAGGACTGGAGGCTCAAGATGAAAATCCCCGCGACGTTGTATCTGATTGATTCCAATCGACAATCTTTTCTTAAAGCAAAAACCACAGAGGAATTAGTGTCTGCTTGCACAGTGCAATTTGCTTCCATCGACATGTCTGCTTATTGGACTAAAGTCGGAACATGTGAAGTTGATATAACATGGCTTCCAGATGTCAACATTCGGGAGGAAGAAGCTAAAAAAGTCGATGAACAGATTGAGCGTGTCCAACGAGAAGCTGAGAAGCAAATCACCCGCCTTAAGGAATACCGCGCCACTCTCCTCTGCCTCACACACAATCCATCTCCTCCCGAAAGCTAATCATGCCCTACATCCGCCCGCCCTTCCCGACCGTCATCGACTCCACCATCATCGCTTCCTTCCGCTCCTGCCCGCGTAAGATGCAGCTGGCCTATCTCGACCACTACAAGCCAAAGTCTCTCTCGATTCACCTTCACGCTGGCGGCGCTTATGCTGCCGGTCTCGAAGCCGCCCGCCGCGCTTTCTACCTCGACGGCCAGCCCGAGCAAATCGCCATCGCCCTGGGCCTCAAGGCCTTGATCGAATTCTACGGTGACTTCGACTGCCCGGAAGATTCCACCAAATCTCTCCCCCGCATGATGGGCGCGTTCGAGTACTATTTCAGCCAGTACCCGATGGCGAAGGATCATGCAATCCCTGTTTCCCTCCCCGGCGGCTCCCGTGGAATCGAATTCTCTTTTGCCGAGCCGATCGACTTCGTGAACCCGGAAACGGGCGACCCAGTCCTCTACGTCGGCCGCATGGATATGGTCTGTGACTACGCTGGCGGCGTGTTCGGGGAAGATGACAAGACCACCTCCCGCCTCGGCGCTTCCTGGCCGAAGCAGTGGGATCTTCGCTCGCAATTTACGGGATATTGCTGGGGCTCCGCTCGGGCCGGTCGCCCGCTCCAAGGCTTCCTCGTCCGGGGAGTGTCCATCCTGAAATCCAAGTACGAAACCATGCAGGCAATCACCTACCGTCCGACCTGGATGATCGAGCGCTGGTATGAGCAGCTCCTCCGGGATATGAAGAGGATGGAGCAAGCCTGGGAGTCCGGCGTGTTTGACTACTCCCTTGACCACGCCTGCGTCGAGTACAGCGGCTGCGAATTCCGCCAAGTCTGTCTTTCCGCTGATCCTGAACCCTGGCTTCGCGGCTCGTTCGTCCGGAAGATCTGGGACCCTGTGAACCGGCGGGAGATTTTGCTGGAAGGAGAAACATCATGATAATTTATATTACTGTTGATGAAGATCAAAATGTCATTGCCCACAAGCACGTTCCGGCGGATTATATCAGTGCTATAGATGCCGGTAACTGGTTCGGTACAGTTCTTCGAATTGAGAGGGATACAGAAATTACTGAATATCTATACGATAGTACAGCTGAAGTTAATCGCTGGATTCCAGTTAATTATGCTAATGAATCAGACGCCTGATGGTAACGCAACCGTCTTATATTTCGAGGGAAGTCAGAATGTTGGAGAACGTGAAGTCTATTGCTGTGGATATGCCAGTTCATCCGGCGAGCGTTTCTCTGCCTTCTGGCCCCACACAGCCTACTTCTGCCCGATCTGCGGCGAGATCTGGGGGCGGGCAATCTATCAGCACCACTTCTCGTACTCCCCCATACCGAAGGACTCCTGGGTGGTGGAGACTCGTCGATGCGTTAAGCATGGTGATGGGACGTTCCTGACTTCACAGCCGCTCGAATTTGCAAGTAAAAGACTTTTAACCCGCGAGCTACTCGCAATCTTAGAGAATTGGAAACCAAGAGATGATGAATGAAACTATTAGACAAGCTTCAGAGCGAGAGTTATTCGATTCGTACAAAGCTCGAATAGGAGAAAGTGATCAACTTGCACAGCAAATGAGCCAAATTGCTGGATTAAGTAATCCGACAGTTCATAAGCTCCCCCTTATCTCTGATATCGAAAGTCTAACTCAGCAAGTTTTCGAGCTGCAGAAAATACTGGAAGAACTCGGAACGCGACTTCAGCCAGTGCTTGCGGTCAGAGACGTTGAAGGACAAAAAGAATATGCCAAAGATCAAACCATGACAGGAAGTTGTGCCCTATCCTGCCAACTGAATAATGCAAGTATCGCTCTACTCGGCTGCAAGTCCATCGTCCTCTTCATCCTCCGTAACCTGGAAATCTAACCATGACTGACTCCACCGTCAAATCCGCCCCACCTTCCTCCACCCTCATGGGACCGAAGATCCTTCTCGAAGGTCCCTCCGGCGTCGGCAAGACCCACTCCATCGGGACGCTCGTCGACTGGGCAACCTCCCAAACTCCCGTAATGGAAGTGTTCTGTCTCTTCACCGAGAACGGCCTGGAGTCCCTCCTCGGCTACTGGCGTGATCACGGGAAGGAAGTTCCGGACAACCTCCACTGGCACGTCGCCATGACGAAGAGTCTCACGCTCGCCTCCCTCCTCGACGGAGCGGATAAGGTTGGAAAGCTCTCCTACGAAGCCCTCACGAAGATGCAGGACGGTGGGCGGAGCCAGAATAACGCCTTCCACAAGATCCTTTCGGCCTGCTCCAACTTCCCTGACGACCGTACCGGAACGAAGTTCGGCTCCGTCGACTCCTGGGACTCGAACAAGATCTTCGTGATCGACTCCCTATCCGAACTCGGGAACGCCGCTATGAAGATGGTCATCGGGAACAAGCCTACGGCCTCCCCGTCCGACTACGGAGTAGCTCAGAATAACCTGATGAACTTCCTCCGTCTCTGTACACAGGGTATTGCTTCCACCTTCGTTATCACTGCGCACGTGGATCGGCAGACGGATGAGATTACTGGCGGAATCAAGCTTATGACGAAGGCGATCGGCAAGGCGATGGCGAACGACATTCCGCAGCTATTCTCTGACGTCATCTACGCTGTACGCGAGGGAACGAACTGGTATTGGGATACTGCCGCCGGGAATGTCGATGTCAAGACTCGTTCCCTCCCAATCTCCTCCAAGATCAAACCGGACTTCGCCCAGATCATGGATAAGTGGAGTCACCGCCGCAAAGCTTAAGGCCCACGGGAGCCTCAATCCCAACCAACCTTTCGCAGTTCAAACCGCAACATCATTTCAAGGAGCACTACCATGTCTTTCGACGTTTCCGCATTCAATCCCGAATCCTTCCTTGACGCCAACCTGACCGAACCGACTGAAAAGCGCAGGCCTCTTCCCGTCGGCGACTACACCGCAGTTGTTGGAACCGTCACTGCCCGCACGTGGCAAGGCCGGGCCGACGCTTCCAAGTGTGGTATCGCCTGGGATATCCCCCTGACCATCGACGTGCCAGCGGAAGTTCAAGCCGACCTCGGGATGGACAACTCTACCCTGAATCTCAAGGATTCGATCATGATCGACCTGACGGAAAATGGGACCATCGACAACGGGCCGGGCAAGAATCGCCGCCTCCGCGCATACCGTGAAGCTACGGATATGAACAAGCCGGGCGACGTGTTCTCCGCTCGCAAGATGGAAGGGAAGATCGTTCGCGTCAAGATCGCCCACGATATGTGGGAAGGTCAGCCGATCGAGAAGATCTCCGGGGTCGTGGCTCTGTAATCGAACGTAGTACCCAGGGGGAGGTTTCGGCCTCCCTCTTTTTTGACCGAAAGTATTTATGACCAAGCGTTTTATAAGCATCAACCGAGTCGTAATCTCTGAGAATCGGCAGCGTCGCCAGTTCCCACAAGCAGAGCTGAACGAACTCGCGGAGAGTATTCAAGCGACCGGCCTCCTACACGCACCGACCTTGCGTATCGAGGGAGACAACTACGTCCTCGTCTCCGGAGAGCGACGGCTTCGAGCAATCCAGGATATCTACGAACTTGGGGGGACATTCAAGTATGACAACGAGGAAGTTATCCCTGGCCTCCTCCCCTACACCTTCCTCGGCGATCTCTCCCCGATCGAAGCAATGGAAGCAGAACTCGACGAGAACATCCGCCGGATGGACTTGACGTGGGTAGAGCGAGCGGCTGCTGCAGCCAAGCTCATGGAACTCCGGACGGCACAAGCCGCCGCGAGCGGAAAGCCCGCCCCCACCCCTGCCGATATCTCGGAAGAAGTCCGTGGGTCACGTCTAGGCTCGAACCAAGACGCCACCCGGAAGGAACTAATCCTTGCCGAACATCTCCACATCCCGGAAGTTGCGGCGGCGAAGTCCGTCGACGAGGCATTCAAGATTCTCAAGCGGAAGGAAGTCGCCCGAAAGAATACTGAACTCGCGGAGACAGTCGGCCGGACGTTCAACAGTTCCGTCCACACTCTCCTGAATGAAGATTCTCTTCGCTGGATGATCGGAGCTCCCGCCGAAACCTTCGATATCATCCTGACCGATCCTCCTTACGGCATGGGAGCAGATGAGTTTGGCGATAGCGGAAAATCCGGCGAGTACGACAAGCACGCTTATGTCGACGACCTTGAAAACGCAATGAAATGCTACACCGCCCTCGCCTTCGAAGGCTTCCGTATCACCAAGCCAGATGCCCATCTCTATTCTTTCTGCGACATCGACCTGTTCCCGGATCTCAAAACACTCTTCGCCGAAGCCGGCTGGCGTGTCTTCCGCACCCCGCTGATCTGGTACAAGCCCTCCGCATTCCGCGCACCTTGGCCTGAGCATGGCCCGCAGCGCAAGTACGAAACCATTCTCTTCGCAATCAAGGGCGACCGCAAAGTCAACCGCCTCTACCCAGATGTACTGACCTACCAACCTGACACCAATCTCGGCCATCAAGCACAGAAACCAGTTGAACTTTTCCGCGATCTTCTCTCTCGCTCCTTCCGCCCAGGCGACAACGTCCTCGATCCTTTCTGCGGTTCCGGCCCGATCTTCCCCGCCGCCCATACCCTCCAATGCCGCACGACCGGGATTGAACTCTCTCAGTCCCACTACGGGATCGCGCTGAAGCGACTCCAAGCCATTTCCGATGAACCAACTTTGCCAGGACTAGAATAATGGAAACTCGTATTGCTCTTCTCGACACTGAAACCACGGGCCTTGAGCCGAACGAAGTGATCGAATTCGCGTGGGTAGGTCTGGATGACGTGACATTCAATCGTCAAGCCAACATCACCTGCAACAAGTACAACACGGATCTGACTATCAGCTATGGTGCGGCCGCTGTTCACCACATCCTCCCGTGCGACTTGGTCTACTTTCCCAAGTTTTCAGCGGATGAAATCCCAGTCGCCGAATACCTCATCGGTCACAACATCGACTTCGACTGGAAAGCCCTCGGTAAGCCTGCCGGGAAGCGTATCTGCACCCTCGCCCTCTCCCGCCGTATCTGGCCGACGCTCGATAGCCACTCTCTCAGTGCGATGTTCTATTTCCTCTTCGGGATGAACGATCTCTCCCGCACCGTTCTGCGCGAAGCTCACAGTGCCTTCCACGACGTAGCAATCACGCACCGGATTCTCCAGTGCATCGTGAACAAGCTCGAAATCACCTCCGTCGAGGAACTCTACGAGAAGTCGGAAGAAGCCCGCATCCCAACTCACATGCCTTTCGGAAAGTTCAAGGGCCTGCCCATCTCCGAAGTCGACAAAGGCTGGGCTTCCTGGTATCGTAAGCAAGCTGACACAGACCCTTACATCATGATTGCACTCTCCCGCGCCGGGAAGTAGTCATGCCGGACTTTCGCCAATCCTTCCCGAAGCAAGAGGGGCCGGTGATACTGATCAATCCGTGGGATGATGGGGAGGATGAAGGGGAGGGAACGATAATCGAACTCGAACTCTCTCTCTCCACCAAGCTCTCTCGCGATGAAGTCCACACTCTCGTAGACACTTGGCTGACGGAAAACAACTGGGAATGATATGTCTCAAAGCCGCACGGCCTCACTGACCGAAGCTGCGCTAAATGTAGCTCTCGGTTTTTGTGTTTCGGTTCTGGCGAATTGGATAATCCTCCCCCACTACGGAGTCAATTCACACCTTTCAACATCTATCGAAATCGGAATCTGGTTCACCCTCATCAGCTTCGCCAGGAGCTATATCCTGCGCAGGTTATTCGTTTGGTTACACAGGAAAGGGATCTTAGCATGAGTCGCATGGGAACAGGGCAACCTGATAGCAAGATCATGATTGTCGGAGAGAACTTCACCGAGGCGGAAGAGTATCAAGGAGAAGCCTTCCTCGGGATGAGCGGCGAGCGGCTGAACCGAATGCTTCACGACGTAGGCATCATGCGCTCGGAATGCTACACGACGAATCTCTGCAATCGTTACCCGCCGCACGGGGATATTAATAACTGGATCGCGCACAAGCAGAAGGACATCACGGCTTCCCACACGATGTGGAAGGGGAAGTATGTTCTCCCTCCGATCATCGAGGGCTACGAGCGGCTGATGCGCGAGATCGAGCTGGTCAAGCCGAACATCATCATCGCTTGTGGGAATGCCTCAGCGTGGGCACTCACGGGCGCTTGGGGCGTGATGAAGTGGCACGGTTCGCAGCTCAATATTGACGGAGATCCGAGCAAGACGAAGGTCATCCCGACCTACCATCCGACACAAATCCAGTGGGCGTTTGACCTGCGCGCTGTGATGGTGAATGATCTGAGACGGGCGGCGAAAGAATCGCAGACACAAACCTATACGAATATCCCAAAGTGGAATTTTCTAATTCGCCCAAGCTTCATCACAGCTAAAAGCACTCTAGAGGCTCTTCTCGATACCCTTTCTACTGGACCAACCTGGATCACCTTCGACCTTGAAACACGCGCCGGTCACATTGCTTGTGCAGGCCTTTCCTGGACCCTCCGCGACGCCATCAGTATTCCATTCATGTGCGTGGAATCCATTGATGGCTACTGGGAAGTCGCAGAAGAAGCCGTTCTCGTCCACCTGATCTACCAAGTCCTCACACACCCCAATGCAAAGGTCCGTGGCCAGAACCTCCTCTACGACGCCCAATACACCTACCGCCATTGGCACTTCGTTCCGCGCGTAGCTCAAGACACCATGATTTCCCACCATACTATGTGGGCGGGCCTCCCGAAACGCTTGGACTTCCAAGCCTCGATGTATTGCGATCATTACGTTTACTGGAAAGATGATGGAAAAACCTGGACAAAAGATGTGGGCGAAGACCAGCTCTGGTCGTATAACTGTATCGACTGTGTACGCACTGACGAAGTGGGAATTCATGAGCTTGGGGCGATTGAACAGATGGGTCTTCAACAAGTCGAGGATTTCCAGCAAGCGCTCTTCTGGCCAGTCCTCAAGGCTATGCAGATCGGTGTCCGAATTGATAAGAAGGAACGCAATCTCTTCGCGATGGAGCTCCAAGAGGAAATGGAGATGCGTGAAAATCTGTTTCGGCAGATCCTCGGCCACCCGCTAAACCCACGTTCGCCTGTCCAGATGGCGAAGCTCTTTTACAACGACCTTGGCATCCCTCCAATCATGTCGCGCGCGAAGAAAGGAGCTCCTGCCCACATTACCTGCGACGACGAAGCTCTAGTCAAGATCATGAAGAAGGAGCCGATCACCATTCCGCTGATCAGGGCGATTCAGGAATACCGCTCTCTCGGAGTGTTCCTCTCCACCTTCGTTCTCGCTCCCCTCGACAAGGACGATCGGATGCGTTGCTCCTACAATATCTGCGGAACAGAAACCTATCGATTCAGCTCCTCCTCCAACGCTTTCGGTTCCGGAACTAACCTCCAAAACATCCCGAGCGGTTCGGAAGAAGATGGCCTCGTCCTTCCCAACGTTCGCAAGCTCTTCATCCCGGACGAAGGCTACACATTCTTCGACATGGACCTTGACCGGGCGGATATGCAGGTCGTCGTGTGGGAATCGGGTGAGCCGGCGCTCAAGGAAGCTCTCCGCAAGGGAGTCGACATGCACATCCTGAATGCGATCACGCTCGCTGGAAAGGAGCTTCCCGATCTCGACTGGCTCTGCGAAGGCCACGCAGAATATCCTCGCCTCCGCACCCTCTACAAGCGCGAACGCCAACTCGCAAAGTCCTTCATCCACGGATGCGTAACTGCGGGGCATGAAATACTAACTCCAAAAGGTTGGGTTAATGTAGAAGACTACCAAGACGGGACCCCGATCATGATCTGGTCTGAGGAGAAGCTAACCTTTGAAATACCTTCTTACTACCATAGAGATAAAGCCGTTGATTTTGTTTCTCTCGAAGGAGAGAGCTGGTCGCAAGAAATGACCTGGGATCACAGAGTTGTAGGGGAAGTTGACTCAACTGGCTATAAAGTTTATCAAGCTTGGAACCTGCCAAAATCTCTACGCATACCTAAAGGTGGATTATATGAAAACGATACAGATTCCTGGCCATTATTAGCAAGGCAAATTGCGGCATTCCAAGCCGATGGTTCTTTAAATGATTCTAATGGTGTTACATTTCACCTGCGCAAGGATAGAAAACTATTCAGACTGCTAGATCTTTTTCCAGATAATACGTATCGCGTAGAATCCAACGGAGATTATACAGTTTATATATCTAACTGGAAATACGGGCATCTTAAATATGCAGGCCCATGGCTATTGAATTGGTCATCTGAAATGCTTGATGCCTGGCTTGATGAGCTTCCACATTGGGATGGTTATTTTGGAACTACTGGGCGCGTAGAAGTTATGGGAGTAAATAAGCAGCATATTGAATGGGTAGCTACAATAGCCCATCTTAGGGGAAAAGCAGCTAGTCTTTCTGTACGTACTAATAGACCAGAGGATCGGCAGGATTTATGGACAACTGGTGTAAATAACAGGACAAAAGCAAGAGTATCCTCCATGCTCATCACTCGCTACGAAAAACCAGCTACTGATGTTTATTGCCCAAAAACGTCAAGTGGGTTTTTCCTCTTCCGTCGCAACGGAAAGATTGGAGTTACCGGAAATACTAACTACGGCGGCGGAGCACGAACCATGGCTATCGCAGCGGGCGTCACAGTCGCCCAGGCCGAGCGGTTTCAGCGCAT